AAAAACAAATATTTTGTATAGTGTAGGCATAAAAAAAGGGCTATCCGTTAAGATAACCCTAATTTACAAGTAAAATTACTAATTACGCTGTTGGATCGATTTGAACCGCCGAAGCATCATTAGTAATAACAGATGGTGTCACAAAGAAAGGCGGTGCAGTTTCTTGTGCGTTTACCGTTAAAGTGTATCCTGTTAAATCTCCCATTGCAGCTCCTGTCACGATTGTACCACCGTTCACATCGCCACCATTTTCAAGACCTACTAAAAAGAAATTACCGTTATAATCTTCAACAGCTACGTGTGGACGTGCGTGAGCGATTAATTTAAGTTCTTCTTGTGTAGCTTTGTCTTGAAAAGTCAAAGTCATATTTAATGTAGTGTCATAGAAAGTTGTTCCGTTTTCTCGGCTTGAAGTAATTGCAGTTTCCATTGAACTGTTACCTTTTACATCAAACTGAAACCACGTCGGTGTTCCCGCTACGGCAGTTATTTCGCCTGCTACGATTGTTGCATCTCCTAAAGTTCCGTAATCCGCAAAGTAGATAGTTTTAATACCACCAACTGCCGACTTACAAGGTACTTTACGTCCGCTAGTTATTAAGCATCCCATATTTTTATAGTTTTTTAAATAAAAAAGGGTAGGCGAAAACCCACCCCTTTAAATTTGATTAGTTAATTATTATACTGTTTTTCTGAAAACAATATCAGTTACTTGTGCATATTGAACGCCAGAAGTAAATCTCATTACGACACGTACATTTTGCGAACCGTCATTTTCTGCCATATCAATCACTCGTACTTCGTTCAAGTCATTTAAAAGACCAGTTCCAAAGAATAAATTTGCCTTTTCAGCTGCGATAATAGTTCCTGCCGTTGCTCCTTTAATAGCTACAACTTGGATTCCGTCAAAGTATAAATTTCCTAATACTTGATTAGTTCCTTTGTTTTCAAATCCGTTAGCTCCTTCGCCTTGTGAAGCAAATCCACCTAAAGCTCTTGTGTAAGCTCTAATTACATCAGATGCAGCATATAGGTACAAATCATCAGAACCGTAAACAGCCGTTGGAATTGCATCTACAACAGCCCCTAATTCAGCTATCACATTTGAAGCCGTAATCGCTCCACCTGTAAGGTCTTGTGCTAATGGTAAACCTGCGTCAGCATCTAATAAAGTTGCGAACCCATCAAACTGTCCACCACCTAATGCTGTTGAATCCCCAGACCAGATACTTTTTTCAGTTCTATCAGCTACTTTAGAAGCAACGTGTCCTAGAACGAAATCAGCAAAGTTTGGTGCTAAATTATCAAAAGCACTAAAGCCCATTTGTTCAGCTTCCCAAGAATCGTGAAGTGTTTTCTTACAGATATCAAGATTTACTTGAAATTCTTTTGGTTCAAGAATTGCTTCTGTTAAAGTTAAAGTTCCTGCATCAGTTTGAAAGTCGCAAGTCGCATCTTTTACGATGTCGTCAGTTGCAGCTTTTTGAATTACAGATTTGTACTTTACATTCGGCATAATGGTAATTAAACCTTTGTCCAATGTGTCGGCAGATAGTAATGCAGCAGCAATATATTTGCCACTAAATTCCCCTGAGTAAGTTGTTGTTAATGATACACTCATTTTATTTAATTTTTAGTTGTTATTAATTGTTTAGTCTGTTCATTACTCGGTCAATGGTAGTGCTTTTTCTGTTTTTAGAAACACTAAATTTCGAGATGGTTTTTTTAGCTTCTGGGTTTGAAACGATTGGAGCAGCACTCGGCATCCCTAACTCGTTTTCAATACTTAATTCGTGCTTAGAAAGTTCCTCAGTTAAAAGGTTTCCTACTTCTTCGCTCAAATCTTCTTTTGGCTCTAGCATCGCTTTGATTTCTTCAATCATAGATTTAACTTCTGCCAATTCTTCCTTAGTAGCAAATTCGACTTTTTCTTCTGCTGCTTCAACCTCAACTTCTTCTTCTTCGGTTTCTTCAACTTCTTCTTCCGCTTCTGCTTCTTTGATTTCAGATATAACCCCTTCCTCAATTACTACTAATAATTTACCGTCTTCTAATGTGTACTCACCTATTGGTAAAGCTACTTTTTCATCTTCTGTAACAATAAACACTTCAACCCCTGATTCAAAAGAATCGGCTTCAATAACCGTTCCGTTGTCAAGTTTCATTTGTTCTAGCTTAACTTCTTCGTTAAGATTTAAAACATTTTTGATTTGTTCAATCACTTTGTTTGATTTCATACTTATATATAATTTAGATTAATTTAATTTGTATTTTCGTTATGCTTTTTTCTGAATTATGAACCATTCGATTCCATCGCTCCAAACTTGGATACCTTCATAAGATTTATTAATTATATAAGGTGCATTTACACCATCAAGTAATTCAGTTCCCGTTGGTGTTAATTCAACCCTAGTTGCAACCGCAAATCCACCGTTTGAAATAAACCTCATCACTCTGTTTGTGTTAAGTGATGCCGTAGGTAGGTTTAAAGTCATTGTACCGATTGCACCATCCCACGTCATCCGAATTAACTCTGCTTTCTCATAAGCTGCATCTTGTAAATTTACTGTTTGACCTTCTGAAATAACTAAAGTAACAGGTACTATATAGTTGACTATGTTTTCAATAGTGCTTTGTTTTGTAATCCCGTCCTGAACTACTACTGTTTTTTCAGCACCTTGCAGCGGTGTCGCTATTGGTAATTCGCTTATTTTTAAATTTGCCATTATGCTATGATTTTAATGTTATTTTCTTGTAGGATTAAATCCCCATTTTCTTGTGCTAAAAAATCTTGTTGTATAGGTTGACCAGAAATACTCCCAATCCCTTGACCTATTATATCCCCATTACAACACTCAATAGAATAAGCATCTCTATCCCTACATAAGCAACCTCTACGACCGTTTCTAGGACTTGTTTTGCTTGGACTAAATAGTTTTTTAAATCTATTCATTTAGTTAAATATTATTGCTGCCTTACGCATTTAAGATATGTTTATTCTTAACCCTTTTTTAATAGTTGAATAATTTCCTCTTAACATATCCTTTGCAATTTTTTCCCATTCTCTACCAATCGGTGTTTCTTCAAATTTTAGACCTAATTCTCTTGCTTGTTTTTGACCCTGTTTTTCTTGCTCATCTACTTCTCTTTCAAATTTTTCAAAAAGAGAATCAAGTTCTTTAGCTTCTTGTTTAATATCCCCTGCTAAACTATCTAAAGCGTTAAATTTATTGTTATATGCTTTAAATTTAGATTTTAGATTACTTGCATAACTTTTTAACCCACCTAAATCTAAAGCTAAATCTACTTTTTTAGGTTCTTGCTTTGCTAAATACTCGTTAATTAATTTTAGTGCTTTTTCTTTACTCATAATTTATTTATTTAGTTAAATATTATTGCTGCCTTACGCATTTATATATTACTCTGTGTTGCTTTTTGCATTAACTTAATTACAGAACGTATATTTTTTATTTTAAGAGAAAGTAATTTGTCAGTAGTATTTAATTTGTCTAATAAATTATCCGCACCTAATTCTTTTGCCATTTGCCGTAACTTGTCGCTTTCTTTTTGTTTAGCTTCAACATTTTGCATTTTTTTATATAACTTATTTTGAAGTTTGTTTGCTATTTGTACTAAAGCTGAAAGTTCGTCAAATGGGTCTGTGTCACCACCTTTAGACCAATTTAATAAATCATCAATTTTAGATAACTCTACTTTCTGTGGCTCTTGCTTTGCTAAATACTCGTTAATGAATTTTAATGCTTTTTCTTTACTCATAATTTATTTATTTTCGCTAGTTTTTATAATGTTTATTATTTCTTGTACCATTAAATCCTCTTTAGATAACCCCTCGTTAATCGGTTCTTTTGGGCGTTCCATCTTATCCGCAAAATATCCTTCAATACTAAAACCTTTTACTTTGCCCGTTTTCACAAACTCATTCCAGATTTTATCATTGTTTACTTTAACACTACCAACCCAAGTTCCCAAAGGCAAATCCATTCCAAACAGTACGCTCTTATCGTGAAACTTGTCCTCAACTATCCACGATTCTACTAAACTTAAACCTTCCAATTCGTATTGGTGTTCTAGTGTTGAATTGTTTTGTTTGCTATTCATTAAATACATTTGAGATGCTTTTAAGACAGTATCTTTTGAGAAATATATATAGTACTCATCTTCGCCATTACGTCTATAAATCGGCTTGTTTGGTATCAATAAAGCACCCATTAATATTCTACGCTCTCCGTCAATTTTTGCAAGTTTAAATTCTTGGCTTTTTAAA